CAAATAGTAAGTGTAGAGACCACAGTAGATGTTGAAGATGGGGCTGTGTAGAGTGTTGTCTCTGTTGTGGCTGATGGGTTCAATTGACCCAAAACTTTATAAGCGGTTGCCATGGGACTCCTTAAAGATGGTGGTCTTAGGTTAATAGGTACAGAGGCCGAATGTGGGCTAAAGTGGCGCCATGAATTTGGTGCAAAAATCGATTTCTCAGGGCGGAAAATTAGCGCCCATAATTATACCTAACTCTCTCAGTAATGGTCTTGGTCTAATGAACCCTTCCGTCTATATAGATGATGACGGAGATATCCTGGTCAACCTTAGACAGGTAAATTACACCCTTTATATTTCTGAAAATGACAAGCGCTTCTTTAGCCCTTGGGGGCCGTTAACTTATCTGCACCCAGAAAAAGATCAACGCCTTGTAACTAATAACTTTTTATGTCGCCTTGATAAAGACTACAACGTCATTAACTACACCAAGGTAGAGATGTTAGATCTGCACAAACCTATTTGGGAGTTTGTTGGATTAGAAGATGCCCGTGTTGTTCAGTGGGATGGCGATCACTACCTGATCGGTGTTCGTCGTGATACCACGACCAATGGCCAAGGTCGTATGGAGTATAGCAAGGTAGAGATTAACAAAGAAAACTGGACCGTAAAAGAATTTCAGCGAGTTCGTATGCCTTCAACTGGAGACGATACTTCATACTGTGATAAGAATTACTCACCAATCGTTGACATGCCCTATCACTTTGTTAAATGGACTATGCCTACTGAGGTTGTATGGTCTAATCCTAATGAACCAGAGACAAAACAAATTATTCTTAATAATGATATGCCTCCTCCTCCCAGAGACCAAAGAGGTGGTTCTCATACTGTTCCTTGGGATGATTACTACCTGACCTTTAGTCATGAAGTTAATTTATGGAGAAATTATTTAAACCAAAAAGATTCAACTTATCGTCATAGGTTAGTGGTTTGGGATAAAAAATTTAACTTTGTTGGTCTTAGTAAGGAATTTTCTTTTATGGATACGCCCATTGAGTTTTGTGTAGGTGCTGCTTTGATTAATGATAACTTGCTTGTAAGTTTTGGAGTTCAAGATAACTCAGCCTTTGTACTTGAAGTACCAAAGACTGTAGTAGACGAGATGATTGAAGAGGCAAAAACATATGGCAATTAAAGAGTTAGCGGTTGCAGTTGCGCTTGACTCCTACAACCCAGAGAAAAACTTTGCCCTTGCCAATTCGTACTATGACGNAGGTCAGTNTGCNTCTGCTGCTGGCTTTTATCTAAGGGCCGCTGACCGTGGCTATAAAACTCATCCACTGATTGCTTATTGCTCTTTACTAAGAATGTCCCTTTGTTTCAGCAAACAGGGTGATAGAAATGCCACTGTGTATCAGAATATCTTGCAGGCTGTTACTTTAATTCCTGGAAGACCAGAGGCGTATTTCTTACTATCTAGGATTCACGAGCGCAACAAGGAGTGGCAGAAGGCTTATACATTNNCTGAGTTGGGCCTTGTCTATACTATGGCCAATTACAATCAGNCACTTCCAGTCTATGTGGAATATAACGGACCCTATGTACTTATGTTTGAAAAGGCTGTTGCTGGTTGGTGGTTAGGGCGCAAAGAAGAGAGCAAAGAATTATTTCATCACCTTTTAGATAATGTAGAGATGACCCAAGAGTATGTAAATGGTTGCATCAATAACCTGAAGTTGTTTTAATGTTTCCTAACTGGTTTCAAAATACCGTGCCATTCTTTGAGCGCAAATGCCCAAATATTCCTTTGAGAGCACTACAGATTGGTACATATACGGGAGACGCAACTGAGTGGCTACTGATAAACCGCAATGTAGTCTCACTAGATGATGTGGACACATGGGAGGGTAGCGAAGAAAAACAGCACGACTCTTTAGACTTCCAATCAGTTGAGGAGTACTACGACTCACGCTTTAAGAGCCAAAGCAAAATCATCAAACACAAGATGACTAGTGATGCTTTCTTCAACACAAACCAAAAGACTTTTAACTTCATATACATTGACGGCAGTCATACAGCCCTGCAGACGGCTCTAGACGGCCTCAACGCCTTTAAGGTGCTTGAGTCAGGCGGAGTGATGGCATTTGATGACTATGGCTGGAGAGAGGGCGGTAAAGCCTTTCTAGAGCCAAAGAGGGGCATTGATGCTTTCTTGTCTTTGTGTGAGGGTGAGTTAAGTATTCTTGAGATGGGGTATCAGGTATGGGTATCCAAAATTTAAATAACGCATGTTTTGAAGTCTTTCATACTGATACTGGAAATAAACTTCGCAATCAATCTTATGACGTAATTCTAAAGGGCGCTTCTTTTTTGCCTAGACTTGGATCCCCAACGATGTACTTAAACACCGTTGACAAGGTCGAGAACTTTGTTAACTTACACCCAGAATTCAAAGTCAATACCGTTGAAGATTACTGCAAGCCAGGAGAAACTTTTCCTCCCAGTGCTGGTGTAGTTGGGGTATGGGCAAGTAACTATCTAGCATGGAAAAAGTTTCTAGAGAGTGACTACGACACCCTAATTATCTTTGAAGACGACATACTGCTAAGCAAAAACTTTAAGACCGTGCTTACTTCCTATACGTCCGAACTTCCAATGGACTGGGACTTCTTTTCTTTCTTTGTCCCTGATGATTCATTGTTTGCCTTTGACGAAGATCAACACGGAATTGGCGCAGAGGACGTGTGTATTTCTTATCAGCAATGGTCATGTGCAGGGTATATGGTAAGTAAAAGAGGAGCACAAAAGGCTGTAGCAGACGTAGAGTCAAGAGGGATTAACTGCCCAGTAGACTGGTACGTATTCAACTTCAGAATGAAGAAGGAAGAGAATATGAAGACATTCTTTACCTATACATTGAAGCCAGGAAAGTATCGCCCAATCAGATTCTTACAGGAAGCAGCGCAGTACAGCCAGATACATCGTGGCAGTACAGAGTTACTAAACTAACTACATTCCACCAAAAAGTAGGACTGTTGTTGTTGGGTCTGCGGCAACTTGGCCTGTAAGACCTTGTACACCTTGAGTTCCCTGTACACCTAAACCTTGAATACCCTGAACACCCTGAGTGCCTTGAGTACCCTGAACACCCTGAGTGCCTTGCGTACCTTGTGTACCTTGAGCACCGTTTGAGCCCACAAAGCCAGCAGCACCTTGAACTCCTTGGGTTCCTTGAGAGCCAAGCGTTCCCTGGGTACCCTGTGAACCTAAAGTTCCCTGTACGCCTTGAGAACCAAGAGTTCCTTGAGAACCAGTTGTTCCCTGAATACCGATAGCACCATCAAGGTTAACTGTCCAAGAGGTGTAGGTACCTGTACCAAGACTTCGTGTAACNGTAATAGACAGTGAACCAGTACCAGAGTTGTATGCAGTAACATCACCATAAATAATGTTAGAAATTGTGTTTGCAACAATAACAGACTGTCCTACGGAATAAGACAGATTAGTTGCAACAGTAANTGTNTGTGTTCCAGATGCAGGAAGTGTTAAAGAAGTTGTTGAAGAAGTTTGATATTTATCTCCAGCAGTTCCTTGAGTACCAAAAGTTCCTTGTAGACCTTGAGTGCCTTGTGTTCCCTGTACTCCTTGGGAGCCAGTTGTTCCCTGTACACCCTGTGTACCCTGAGTTCCTTGTACGCCCTGAGTTCCTTGTGAACCAGTGGTTCCCTGAGCGCCTTGAGCACCAAGTGTGCCTTGTACGCCCTGTGTTCCCTGTACGCCTTGGGTTCCTTGAATTGCAGTTCCCTGTGTACCTTGAGTTCCTTGAACTGTAGGTACAGATACATCAATTACATTATCGTGAAAAGAAAAAGATATATTGCTACGAGTGCCGCTTGTTAGGGCATTGTAGGTGTGCTGTACAGTGTGGTAAAGATTTGTTGTTCCTTCAACAAGGTCATCGGTGGTGTTTAATGCTGCTGAAGTAATTGCGCTAGCAATACCGTCTTCATCTAGAAAATAAGGTAGAGCGCTCCATATAGTAGAGNCTCCTATACCAATTTTAAACTTACCTGTATTGGTTTCAAAGCCAATTTCACCAGCCGCTAGNACTGGGTCAGCAGTGTTCCACTGAGTAGCAGTTCCACGACGTACTTGGATTCTAATTGCCATTAAGAGTTTCCTCCATCAAAGGTTGTTTCAAAATCAATTGTACCTGGAATTCCGCCATCTAAGTCAGTAGTTCCATAAGATGAACCAACAATTCCACCGTCTTCTGTTACTGGTTGAATGTTGGGCAAAAATTCTAACCACGTTACTCCGTTAAACACAAAGAAACTTTGGCTAATAGAATTAAAGTAAACGTCACCATCGTACAGTCCAGCAGGTTCTATGCTGCTGGACAGTACGTTGATAGGTACGAGTGCTTGTCTACTCATTTAGTTACGCTTTAACCACTACTCTGTAGGACTTAGTTGTGATTGGCGCTACGGCAAATCCAACTGTGACTGATGTGGTGGTTACATATGCAACATCTGTAACAACTTCCATTTTAGAAGC